ATCTTACCCATCTGTTCTGGTGTGAACCCTGCAAACTTCTTAGCCATAATTACTTATTCCCTAACTGCATCCATACTGCACCAGCTATGAATGTTATAATTGCGATTGTTGTTACCTTTACAAATGTAGTCCAGATACCTTTACGTGTATCCCGCCATACTTCTAATAGGTCTCGCATTTCGTTGATGTCTTTGGCTGCACTGTCATCGTGCAAACCTATAGCTGACAAAGCCTGCTTAGCTCCACGTCTTGCAGCCCTGTCTAGCATAGCTTCTAGCTCGTCTGGTGTCAAGGATATAGATGTCATATTACTCTACCTGAATATAACTACTGAAACCTGAGGGAAGTCAAGCGTTGTGTTGTAGCCACCATCATTTGTACCAGAAACGTAACCGCCTTTGACCCTTACAGATGTAGTTGTAATATCACCTGTTGAGTTAGGTTGTAAATGATAAACCCAAGCCGGTCTATCTGACCTGTGTCTGGTAGGTAGGCAGTGTACTGAATAGTTAGTATCAGGCATAGCTGTAGTGAAGTTAATAGTGTAATCACCTGGGCCGTTTCTTGATACCGAACTGACATTGCCTGATGCGTTAATACTACCGTTACTGCCGTTAAAGCTAACCCAAGCCCTAGCACCGTAGTAAGGAGCCGTACCCGTGGTCACGTCTAAAGGTGAAAACTCATCTACAGCAGCCTTAACTTTAGCTGGAGATACGAGACTTTCAGTACTGCTAGTACCAGATTCCCAAGTAGATGTGGATTGAGTGGATGCAACATACTTACTATCTAGCGCTGTCTGCAAGCCATCAACATTAGAGATAACATGGTTGTGACTGTCATCAGCAATAGTAGCTGTAATAGTTGCGTTAGATGTGCCGTTAAAAGAGGCACTACCAGAGACATCACCTGTAAGAGATATGGTTCTGGTAGTTGCTAGTGCTGTAGCTGTAGCGGCATTACCGGAGGTGTTCTGATTACCTGCTGTATTTACACCGGGTAAGTTAATGTTAGAAGAGCCGTTGAAGGATACCCCACCGATAGTACGAGCTGTTTGTAGTGTAGTGGCTGTACTGGCATTACCTGATAAAGCACCCTGAAAAGTACCAGCTGCAAATGTCTCACTGCCTACAGTCCACTTATCGTCTGCTTCGTTCCATACAAGTGTTTTGTTAGCAGCTGTACCACGCTCAATCTCAATGCCACCATTCTGTGTAGGTGTGCCTGTCTCATTAGAGTTGAGAACGATCTGGTTATCTGCAAGGTTGAGTGTCTCAGTGTTTACGGTGGTAGTAGTGCCGTTTACTGTTAGGTTGCCATTAACTATAGTGTTGTTAAACGTAACATTAGATGTAGTACCTACAGCCTGACCTATAGCTACAACACCATCTGTAATGCTTACGCCTGTACCACCACTAAAGTGAGCACGTGTTTCAGCTGCACTAGGGCCAGTGTATGTAATAACACCATCTTCGTAAGTTAAGCTACCGTCACCACCAGCGTCAACGAAACCCAGCCCAGCTGTAATAGCAGCCGCTGCTGCTGCAGTAGCACGTTCGTCTGTGTAGTATAGGTTAGTTGTGCCTTCTGCTACAGTGTCTGTATTACCTTGTGTAAAACTAATAACGCCTGTACCTGAGTTGTAGCTAAGGCTACCCGTAGCTGACACAGAAGATCTAGCACGAGCAGTAGTAAAGTACTGGTTAGTTGAGCCTTCACTGATGGCATCTGTGTCATGGTTAGATACGTCAGATACTGTACCTGTTACATTACCTGTTACATTACCCGTGACGTTACCAGTAACACCACCTGTAGCTGTTATGATACCTGTAACACCAAGAGTACCACCTACTGTAGCATTATCTGATACAGTTAAGGCATCTGTGTCTACAGTACCATCAAACCAAGCATTCTTATATTGTACAGAGGCTGTACCTAAGTCCAGAGTGTTAGTAGTCTTAGGCGTAAGAGCAGTACCTGAAACAATAAGGTCTTGCGCTGGGCCTACCTTAGTGATGGGCGCACCTTCACCTGCAGTACCGTCATGAGCGTGACCAGTAGATGCGTTAAACCCTGCCTCAATGGCATTGTACTCAGCATCAAAGTCATCCGCATCAATAACGTTACCGTTAGCAATGTTGTTTGCTGTATCCTGACGTGTATAACCTGCCATGTTTTAGTCCTTACTGTCTATCGTTCTGTCTAAACTCTAGCAGGGCTGTGTCTAGAGTGAATGTAGGGTTTGTAGAATTGTCTTCAATACGAATGGCTATAGTCTTACCTGAGCCAATAATATTTGTGTTGTAGATCTTGTCTAACTCACCGCCGTATGTAGAGGTGTTAAACACAGAGTTAGAGTCCCCAAATATGAATACAGATGTACCCGTACTTTCTACGCTCTGTGTAGCGGGTTGTATAACACCTGTGTTTGTAGATGAACCGAAATCATACTTAACATTAAGATCCAGAGTCATACTGCCAGTAGGTTCTGCATACAATGTCATCTTGTAGAATGACTTACGCATCTGAGGATCAGACAGAGGCATATAGGGTGACTCGTAGATAGCCTCAATAGGTAGCCCATCAAAGCTTGATCCTGTATCTAACTCATACACATAGCCATCCGTATTAGCAAAAGCAATAGTCTCAGCTGTATCTGTGTATCTACTGTCTGCTACAAAAGCTTTTATACCATACGTAGTAGACCAGCTAATACCAGATGCACCTTGTGACACAAACTTAGTAGCGATTAAGCCTTTAGCTGCTTCTTGTTGTTCTGACTCAGTATAAGCAAAGATACGATACTGAGCTTTCTCTCGCATAAGTACAGAACAGAAGCTAGGCGTACTGCCAAGGAACGTGGTAGCATCCTTAGCTATAGGATCAGAAGCAATATCCAAACCAAAGTCACCAATACGATCCGTAGCACTCAGCAAGCGAATACCATCAGGAGCAAGGTACATGATGTCACCACCAACTTCCTGAATAGTGTCACCATTAACACAGCCAATACGGTCTGTAATAGGTGCTACCTGAAAGTCTGCTGCGGTGTTACCTGTTATGCGTTTAATGCTGTCAGTAGTAAAGACTATAAGCTGGTCACGGAAGACAGCTAGACCTGTTATCTCATTAGCTACGTTAATAGATCCAGCGCCATTGGCTGCACTAAAGTCATCTACAGTAAAGGGTGCAGTAAAGTGTAGGTTGTTACCCTTAGCGTAGAATGCTGTATCCTTAAACACTGCTACATTCTCTGCACCTAGTACGTCTGTGCTGCCTGTAATAGCTGTGAGAGTATTGCCTGATGTGTTGTACGTAGCAGGGTAGTTATTACTATCTACAAAGATAACTTTATCGTCACCGTCTAGGTTATATAGAACATGCTTAGCCTTACCACCAAGCAAAGGTCTTGCACCCATGGATGTCCACGTAGTACCTGTGCCGTAGTAGTACTCTGTTACGTTAGAACCGTTCTGTCTAGCTACAACAATACGCCCAGAGCTTATCACTTTGAGCGCTAGTATAGGGCCAGACCCAGGTACAGCTGTAGTGCTGAACTTCACAAAGCCCTTAATCTTAGAATAGCCACCCTCTTTGCTAGACTCAAAGTTCTGCAAGATAGTAGCAGAACCCACAGCATTACTACCCTGTTGTAGAGGGCTAAGGTTAGAGATGAGACCACCTCTAAACTCAATAGGGAATGTCTGCCACTGTGTAGCCATTAGTAATATACTCTCGTGTCTCGCAGGTATTCAGTGCGATTAATGTGTAAGCTACGTAATTGTTTAATGCCTTGCTCAAACTTTTGTAATGCTAATTGTGCTGCCTGCATGTCACCACGGAACTGATAAACGTAATACATAGCGCCATCAACGATGGTATAGCGGTATTGCTCAGGGAGTGTAGGTACATCTGTAGGTGACTCTAGATCAAACCCTGTACGGAAATACTCATATACTACTTCATACTCTTTATCAGGTGGTGGGGAGAAGATAAGTTCTCTACTAGGTGTACGTACAACGTAAGTAGGTATTCCTCTAGTGCTTGCTTCAGAGTTATACTCATAATCAGCGAACTTGTCAAGCCATTCTTCATAAGATAAAGTCTTTAGCTTCACTGTTTCTACATTAAGATCAGCATCACGCTTGATACGAAAGGTATTCATATTGATAGTCTTGCTATCGTAAGGCATACTGTAACGCACTTCACCAACAGCTAAGACTTCTGTTTCTTCTACATGGTTCCAGGGCCACTCAAACTCTTCCTGATTGATGTGGCGAATAGCTGCGTTAACAGCATCCTTAGCAAAGCTGTAATAGCCTGTAGCTGCAGGGAAGTTAGCACTCGTAAGTTCTACTTCATTAAGGCGGCGGTTAATATCGTTAACTAGGCTAATGTAGTCGTATGCCATTCTTACTTCTCCTTGACACGCATAAAGATGCTGCGCTCGTATTGTAGCCCAGAGCCTGTCGTAATACTACAGATAATAGTATATCTAATGTTATTTGTGCCTAAAGAGAAACGTGCAGTAGAAACCTGTCCAGACAGTGTACCAGTAACAAACTGTAAACCGTTGATTATACTAGCGTCACTAAACTGTGTCTTAACACCAGCTGCATCTTTGACATACCATACAGCAGCAGCCAGTGTGTCATCCTTTAAGAAACGTGACCAGTCTACACTATAGTCTACAATCTCATCTTTATCTTTGTCAGGCCATTTGTATGACATAATTATTCCTTACGCTGCAATATAGACGGTATTGCTACCTTGTTGTTTCTCAATGTAAACTGTTCTGTCCTGCTCAGTCACATGTACTTCGTTGCTACCTTGATAGGACACAATATAAAGAGTATTAGCTCTGTTGTAATCATCTGCGTAGTCACCATAAGGAAACTTTACAGCAGTAGGATCTGCTAGGTTATTGTATATGTTCGCTAGTATACTGGAGAAGGTGATATGAGCTAACCCTGTAGCATCTATTGTAGAAACGTTAAACAGGGCTGAAGTACTATCTGTAGTTATATTAGAATCAGCTGAGAAGTCAACCTCTCTAGTGTTGGTTACTGCTACAACAGGTGATATAAAAGCTGTAGCTTGTGCATCCTCATCTGCAAAGTCACCGATATAGATAGTGAGGAAAGCAGATACGGAAGAAGGCGTTACCTTAGCAAGACCTGTTACATCTGCAAAGCCATTTACTGCAGTACTGCTGCTAGTACCTACTGTAGTAGCACTTGCCTGTGCATCTACATCACCAAAGTCGCCAGCTGTACCTGTTACAAAAGAACCTGTAGGTGTTATATGTGCTATACCTTGATAGTCTAACGTCCCAGCTGTGAAGGTTGCTGTAGCAGGCGGTTGTGTTATATTGGCTGCACCAGTAGAAACAATGTCATTAATACTGGTAGTAGACAGTGCGCCTACAACAACAGTAGATGCTTTAGCGTCAAACAGTATAGAGTTAACACCAACCGCTGAAACGCCCAGAATAGAAGCCGAACCCTGCGCATCAAAGAGTAGACTACCCGTAGCAGACTGCCCAGTAGAAGCGCTTAGAAAAGCCTGAGCCAAAGCAGCTGTAGTGACTTGACTTAAAGGGGTCTGTGATAGAGTGGTGAAGCCTAGCATTTAACAGTACGCAACTATGTAATTATCAGTTCCTGTGCTGGCAGATGTTGACCGGCCCGGACCACCTTGCCCTGTTGACGGCCAAGATAAGTTTCCATAGTCATCGTTCCATAGAGACCAGCAAGTGCCTATCTGACCATCGCCCCTCCATGAGTCGCCCCAACCATTACTGTCTCCCCGTGAAGATGTGAACGCCATTACAGATTCATCAGAGTCAGAACTACTGTTTTTACCGTATAGGTGTACATAGGCCGAGCTACCTTGGTTATCACTTGTTACCGAACTTGACCCACCACGTTCATAAAGTGTACCCCCGTAACTACCAGTAAAGTAGTTAGGGTCTGTGGCACTACCAGTAGATGAAGAACCACTGCTCGTATTGTTTGTACCAAGATTATCTACGATAGTTTTAGGTGGGCTATTTAGTGTAACGTTCCAGTTGTACGCAGCATGACCACCTTGTCCCATAAGGATCACTCTTGAAGAGTTGCGAATACTATTCCAGCCACTGAAGTTACCTACACGGAAACCTCCAGTTTGTCCCTGCATATTAGTAATAGGATTCCACGGACTGCCTCCGCCACCGGCTTTGACTGCGTTTGTGATGTGACCAACAAGCCAAGCGTCTTCCTCAGCAAGACTTTCTACAACAAAACCAGCGTATGTTGAGTTATCGGATCTGGTTAAATTCACAGATTTTACTGTGTACCCAGCAAAAGTGAAGTTTTCAGACGATGCACGATAAGTATAAGTATCTCCATTACGGAGCTGCAGCTGCGGCCCAACATTAATAAAGAATGGACGGTCTGCAAACGAGTAACCATCTGACGCTCTCAACGTGACAGCGGTGTTAGAAACAGCACCACTAGGTGTGCCTGTAATAGTATTACCTGTTAAAATTAGACCAGAAGGGAGCGAAGAAAGCGAACTATAACTTACAGACTGACCTTCAGGGTCTGAGGCGCTTAGAGATACTGAGCTATTAACAGTTTGTGTAAAATTTAAAGTGCTACCAGACGCGGGACTGCTCCAGACAGGAGGGGCATTGTTTACTTGGATGTTAAACTGGCGTGTATTAGCGTTACCAGCAGAGTCAGTAACCTCTACAGTAAAGGTATACGTTGTTGTTGGGCCGTTCTGTCCTGTACCAGAAATAACCCCTGTGGCTGAGTTTAAGCTGTAGCCATTAGGTAAAGACCCTTGAACTACAGAGTAAGAAGCTATCTGGTTTTCTGCGTCACTGGCCTGAAGGGTAGTTGAGGCGGTCTGATCCCATCTTGAGGTAGTAATTACGTTTCCACTGGAGGTTGAGAACGCTGGCACAGTACCTGCGTCAATTCCAGCGCTACTTTCCGCTTGAAGACCTGCACCATTGATCACTCTAATTTTGAACGGCTCATTAGCTACAGGTAAATTTACTCCGTTAGTAGCAATAAGTTGTGTCGCTCCAATAAACTGTACTGTTCCTGAAGTATACTCAAGACCATTATTACCGACAAATTTAACAGTTGAACCTGAGTCAAAGAACGCACCGTTAATGGTAAAGCTCTCACCAATTTCACCATTAAAGACAGTTGGGGAGATACTGGTTATTACTGGAGGACTAGCGATAGAACCCCAACCAGACACCGTAAATGTTTCAAAGAAACCAATCTGGGTGTTATAACGCATAGACCCTAAAGGTGGATTAGCAGGTCTCTCCGCAGTCGTACCTGAAGGGACTTTTATGTAATTGTTTGTGATTTCAGTGCTGTCCTGATTATCCACTCTGACAACAACTTTACCATCAGAACCGTTATCAACAACAGTAACAGTTGTATCACCCTCAACAATCCCGTTATTCGCAGGTACTTCATTAAGAGTGATGTAGCCAGCACCGTTGGTAAGCTGATTGTTATTGGTGATATAGTTAGCGTTAGTAGCACCCGTGTAACCTAGATCCGCCAGAGTCATAGCTTTAGAGGCTAAGCCTGTAACGTGTCCATATGTGTCAAGTGTAACATCTTGGATGACTGTAGTACCGGAGTTATTTACTGAGGCTTGGCTAGATGTGTCAGAGTGTGACAGGGTTACGTTACCTGTACCACCCCCAGAAAGACCACTACCTGCAGTAATAGTCTGATCCGCTGTAGCGTTAGTCTCACCTGTGTAGCCTAAGTTAGCTAATGTGATGTTACGTGTAGCAAGACCTGTAACGTGACCATAAGTATCTACATCAATGTCACTCACTACAGCAGCCCCAGTCAGAGCAGTGAGGCTTGCCTGTGTAGATGTATCAGCGTGTGAGATAGTGCGGTTAGCAGTTAAGTCTCCACCACCAGTAAGGCCTGAGCCAGCGCTAATAGTACGTGCTGTGGTAGTCTTGCCATCTAGTGCAGTCTGTAGTCCATCTACGTTAGAGATAACATGTGAGTGTGAATCATCCTGTACAACAGCTGTGATGCTGATATTACCTGTACCATCAAAGTTAGCGTTACCTGTCACGTCACCCGCAAGAGAAATATTACGTGCTGTGGCTAAGGCTGTAGCTGTAGCAGCATTACCTGTAGTGTCTTGATTACCTGTAGTGTTAACACCGGGAAGGTCAATGTTAGCTGTACCGTTAAAGGATACACCACCTATATTACGTGCAGTAGCAAGTGCTGTAGCAGAAGTAGCAGTACCTGTTACGTCACCTGTAACACTACCTACAAGATTACCTTCAAAAGAACCTGCTTTTAGTGCGGCATAAGAAACACTAGAGTCTGATAAATCTATAGCTCCTGCTGGAACAGGATCATACTCAGACAGTAAGACCCACTTACCCTCAGAGGCATCGTAATAGAAACCTGTATGAGTATAACCTACACCAGAAGTACCTGTGTTGTAGTTAGTAAAGAAACCAGAGTCTACATTGATAGGACTTGCTGTACCATTCCACTGATCGTTAAGAGTGTGACCCGTTGTAGAACTAAAGGTTACAGAGATGTTATCTGCGCTATGAATAAGCTGAGGATCACCTGTAATATCTACACCAGTAGCTGCACTTGTAACGAAGTTATCTATTGACCAAGCAAAAGTATCCACCCCGCCTGTACCTGTACCTACGCCATCAATCTTAACATAGTATGTTGTAGGAGTAGTTCCTGTAAAGTGACCTGCAAAGAAGGCATCGTCTAGGCCTGTACCACTAAAAGTAGTACCTGCCTCACCAATAGCATCACCCTCGTTAGCACGATAGAAAGGCGCACCTGCTGTAACGTCATTGGTAGACACAGAAGTAGTGGAGCCAAGAACAGTTAAGTTACCGTCAACCTGTAGGTCAGCACCTACGTGTGCCGATGTACGTACACGAAAGCTGTTTACGGAGTGGTTTTGTTGATTAACAAGAACGGTACCATCTGTAGCGTCTGAGTTAACGACCCACCCAAGGCACATAGGGAAGTTAGGATATAGAGGAGATGAGTTTTGTACCGCACCAGGAGTAAGACCTACAAAGAAGTTTGTGCCTGCAGTAAGACCTGACGTATCAAAGCCATCTAGCTGACCCGCAATGATGCAGTAGCCGTAGCTGTTGTTAGGAATATCTGATGCAGCAAGACCCTGTGCGTTATATGCGTTAACGTCTGTAGCATCAGCCAAGCCAACAGTAGGTACATCAATACTACCTGCAGTATAGTTACCGCTGAAGTAAAGAGGCTTACCTTTTAGGATGGTAGAACCTGTATCGTTATACACACGCTGGTGTTCTTCAATACCTATCTCATGTACAACATGAGTGTCATCACTGTAGAAGTTGAGCGTCTTGTGTAAGCTATCATAAAATATTCTACCTTCTTTGTGAGCAGGGTGATCTGGTAGAACCTCAAGATCAATATAGCCACCGATTTCAGCATTACCAGTAGTCTCTAGCGTAGTAAATTTGCCTGTAGCTGCTGCAGTAGCACCGATGGTAGTACCATCAATAGTACCACCATTAATGTCAATATCCCCATTAGCATCTGTATATACCGCTTTGGATGCAGGATATGTCATAAACACATCTTTAATACCTGCAGAGAAGTTCTCAGCAGATGTACCATTAGAGCCAGCTAAGACAGTAGTACGGGTAAGAGTGTTACCTGTGTTCCATGTACCTATTCCTACTTCCCACTCGTCTACACCGGAGGAGGTATGCACAATAGCGTAGTAAGTAGTATCACCATTAGTCATGTAGGACTGAAAAGTGTCAAAGGTAGCAGCAGAACCGCCTAATGTGATGGCACCTGTACCTGTAGAGGTTGTACCTTCTTTGACACGATCTTTGATGATAAACGCCATTGTGCAATAACCTTATAGTTAGTTTAGCTGATACGAATTACAGCGTTAGAAGCGTCTGCTGTTGGGAATACAACAGTGAAGTCACCGCTAGTGGAAGTAACAGTAGTACCAAAGTCAAATACTGCAATAGCAGCGTTGCCTTGAGATGCGTTATAAATGATTGCACCGTCTGCAGAGATAGTCAAGTTATTAAAGACCTCATCAGCAAAGTCAACGATAGCTGTGCTACCTGTTAAAGTGATTACAGCAGAGTCAAGTGTCTGACCACCAGCTGTATAGTTTGTACCTACGGCCTCATCTGTGTTGCCCGTAATATCAGAGTAGTTAACAGTAGCCGCACCATAAGTACCAGCAGGCGACTGTTTGATCAGAGCCACTTTGAGTGTATCTGTATCCAGATCGTGAACACCCCCAAGAAGCTCTTGCTTGAAGCTGTTGCACATTGCAGTTGTGATAGCCATCTTGTGATGTCCCTTTTATATGTGAAGAAAGCACAAAGGGGCCAGCATGTAGCCAGCCCCAATGTTAAGCCTATTAGGCAGCGTTGTAGTTAGCAACAATAAGAGCCTCTGGACGCAGGATCTTGCGACCATAGAGGTGCATACCACGAACGATGTCAGCAAAGCTGTCTGGGTCACGGTAGTTCTCTACTTTGTTGATTTGCTCAGCAGAAGCAACAGCCTCGTCCTGACCAGCAACAACTACACCGTAGTTAGTAGACTGTGCAGTTGTACCGTTAGTACCAGCACCTGTACCCAAGTAAGGCAGGTTGTTGGATACGTAGATACGGAAGCCGTGCAGGTTGTTGAGAACCAAACCGTTCATCAAGCCTGAGCCACCGAAGTCTGCGTTCAGTACACGAGAGTCTTCGTCTTTCAGCATTTCAACAAAGATCGGATCGACAACCATCCAGCGACCACGTGCGTCAACGTTTTGTACGTCAAGCTTACGAGCCATACGTGCAACCACAGTCAAAGGAGAAACAGTTGTCGCAGACAATGCTGTTGCACCTGGGAGGCGTGGAGCGAGTGGGATGGAGTCACCTGCAGTAGCTGTACCAGAGATGGTCAAGTTACCGAAGTCAGTTGCGTCCAGTTTGTTGGTTGCCAACAGTTCGTCAGTACCAGCAGCAGCATTGGCTTTATCGCCAGAAGTTGTTGTGTTGACGGCCCAAGAGCCTGCACCACCAGCGTAACCAGACAAGTAACCCAAGCATTCTTCATCCATGGCGTCTGCCATTTTGTAGGCTGCACGGTTGGCTGCCAAAGAGGTGAAGTCTACGTGAGAGAACTGCTCTTCAATGTCATCCATTTTGAAAGCAAAGTAGTTAGCTTTATCAATAGTCAAAGAGAAGTCTGTGTCATCAAGTTTCTCTACGGAGATACCTGTGTGACGCTGCAGAGCGTTGACGGTTACGTCTGGCTCTTTCTGGATGCGAACTGTGTCGCCTTGGTTTGCAATCTCACCAAAGTAAGAGTTGTTGGTGATTGCGTTAGTTACAGCACTTTTACGCAGAGCGATTTGTGCCTGTTTAGAGTAGATAATCGGGGAGAAGTTCCCGTTAAATCCACCACCAGCGGTTCCGATAGCCATAATAATTCTCCTTATAGATATGGCGTGAGAGATATACACTACATATCCACTAAAGAGGCTCGTCTTAGTAGGGTAGTCAGCTATGCTCTAAGGATGGCCGTCCGTTGAGCGCTGGGCCTATAATCTGAGGTAGTTCTTTGATGTGGCTTTAGTGCTTAGTGAAAAGCATGTACAGGCAGTTTATGCCTGACACTGTACATGCCTATAGTTTTATCTATGATTGAATAAGTGTCAAGTTATTTCTTAGACATATCATAAATAAATTTACCAGAGCGCTGAGCTTCAAAGATCTCATCATTGCGCTTCTCGTATTCTTTAAGGCTCATCTTAGCTACTTGTGATTCACTGAGATACCTTGAGGAGTCATCTGCATCCAATGCAGTACGACCTTTAGATTTAACTGAGGATGCAGCTGCTTTGTCTGAGCTAGAGCTACTCTTAGTCTTGATACCTTTATCTGACTTGTAGAGATCAATAACACGTGCTACAGACTTAGCGTCTTCACTGTTCTCGTATAGTGCATCCTGTACAACCTTAGGCTGCTTTTCTGCCCATGTATGAAACGCATCATCAGCACGAATATCTTGAAAGTCAGGGTGTAAGGACAACAGCTCTGCTTCTGCCTTCTCACGCTTAGCTGTAGCACGTAAAGATTCAATCTCTTTAAGACGCCCATCTAAATCAGCAGAACGTTCATTAGCTTTTCTATCAGCAATAGCCTCTACGATACCTGCAACGTCTGGGTACTTCTTAGCCCATGCTTCTACTTCGTCTTCTGACTTAGGTAGTACAAGTTCATTCTTTGTAGCTGCATCTAGTTGTGACTTAAGCTTATCAAGCTGTGCTTGAAACTCTTTCTCTTTCTCTTGAGTGTGTCGCCGTAGATCACCGTAACGCTTCTTAAAGTTCTTCTCTTCTGCACTCAGATCTTCATCTTGTGCTTCAGCTTGTGATTCTTCTTCTTGTTTGGTAACACTCTCTGCCTGAACTGTGCGCTCGACAGGCTCTTCGCTACGGGATTCCGCTTCAACAGTTTCTTCTTCTTCTGTTTCATCTGTCTGAATCCCTGCTTGTTTAAACAGAGCTTTTAGTTCCTCTTCATCACGTTGTACACGAGATATGTTACGATTATGGGACGCTGAGTCCGTCTGGATGGCTTCTGACATTTTCTTTCCTTATGTTGGGGCCAGCACTATTGCTGGGTAGCCTTATAGTTATTTGGTAGTCTTAGTAGTTACTTCTTCTTCATCAAGCCGCCTTTATTTAGTCCTGATATACCATAGGCAGTGTCTAAAGAAGCACCACCTGCTGTTGTATCATCTGATGCAGTAGAAGTACTTGTACCTGTTGTTATACCACTTGTGGTCTCTTTAGCAGCAGCTGTTTTTGCTTCAGCGGCAGCCTTAGCAGCTCTCATCGCAGAAGTATGGGTGTCATTGTCATTATTCCCACCCCCATTATTTTGTGAAGGTTGAGATGTAGGAGTGCTAACAGGGTCATTACTCTTGCTGTTTGCAAAGCCAGGCTCAAGAACAGCGCCTGTTGCATCATCTACAAGAACACCGTTTCTGTAAGATTTACCATCTCCTTTTGTTAGGATATTGGCAAGGGACTCTGTAATACTATTACCTCTGTATGTCTCACCACTTGTAAGTAATTCAATACCAGTAGGCGCTTCTCTAAGTTTATCAGAGCCGTCTGCGTTCTTACCTTGCATAATGTTGCGAATTTCTTCTAGCTTTTTAACTTGAGAAGTATTGCCAGTATTTGTAAGAGATTCAATCTGACTATCAAGGCCTTTAAGCATAGAGTTTTCTTGTAGTTTCATTAGACCTTTTACACCAAGTCCTGCTAACGGACCTAACATAAGACCTGCACCATAGGATAGGCCTGTACCCATACCCTTAATGTCTTCGTAAGTTGATAGAAACTTTTCAGGTGTAGCAACAGTAGGGTCAGACCAGTCAAAAGCTTCTGCTGGAGGAGGTGGTGGTGTACTATCATTGTCATTAGAGTTATTAGATGTAGCAGTACCTGTTGCTGCTGCTGTTTCTACTTGAGTAGATACCTGTTCAGCCGCAGTAGCTTCTTGAGTAGCGCCATCAGGAATAGGTGTTAAAGGTTTACCATTCATAAACTGAATATAATACTTTGTTCCATCTGCTCCAATAAAGGTACGAATCTCAAAGCCGCTGCTATCAGATCCTGTGGCAACGTGGTACGGTAGAGCGGATTCACCGCCTTCAGCATAACCAGAGATAAAACCACCTTGGTTCATCATAGGTTGCTCTTCTGAAGAGTCATCAACCATCTGTAACTCAGACACGTCAAAAGGTAATTCATCACCACCCATCTCCATGCCAGTCTCACCGATAGGCTCACCACCGATGCGTCCATTAGCTTCCATATCAGCAAAGCCTCGCTTGGCTTCATTACGGATGTCCTCAAAGAACTTAACGCCAAAGAAGCGTACTACATCAGCAGGTACAACATACTCACCTTCACTCAGTTGAGCAGGGATGTCATCACGTACTTCTTCCGGTAGTGAGCCTGTAGGTACTTCATTTCCTGACACAGGGTCTACACGTTCACCTTCATCACCGAAGGCCATTTCCATTTGTTCATCCATTACTGCTCCGCCCTCGTTGAATAATCTAAGTTTGCCATCTTTAGTTCTAACAGCAAGCTCTTTTAGTTGTGTTTTAGTGGGTTTCTTTACACCCTTAGCCAATACTAATGGCCCTACCTGAATAACCTCATCAGCCTCAAATACGGGAAGACCTGTATTCTTATCATAGAAATTACTCTGCCTGTAAGGGTTCATACCTACTTGTGTCCACTCAGAGTCAGATAAAAGCTTACGTGCTTGTTCTTGTAAGACGTAAGGGTCTTCTGGAACGTAGTCACCATACACACGAGCAATAGTAGCCTTACCCATAGGCTTCTCTGGAGTATCCGTACCTGCTTTTGCACCCCTTAATCGTGCTTTCCCTCTAGCAATATCTAGTGCATCCTGTGACTCAGACCCAAACTTAATGTTCTTAAGACGAACAGCCTGACCGTAACCTAGAACAGAACCTTTAGTGTCGTTCTTACCGTCATGAATAGATACTACCCAAGTGTCGTAGTTGTTGTACGCAGGGATGTCTAACCTAGAGCCTACACGAGTGCCTGCAGGTATGTCAAAACCCTTTACACCCACAACACCAGTCTTTTGTACCTTCTTACCTAAAGAGCCTGCGACCTGTGCAACAGTAGGCATTGAAGGCATAGTCTCTTCAGTATATATTGAAGTAACAGGTAAGTCTTCTTTGATTATATTACGTGCTTCTTTGGATGTGATACTACCTTGGTATAGGTCTTCTGCAGCAGCTTTAGCAGCTTCTGTATTTGCTTGGCGTTTATTTTCAGGTATCTTATTAGCCTGTTGCCAAGCTGAAAGAGCCTCATCACTATCTAAGATGGCAGCAGCTTCTGCTACATCGTCTTGTTTAGGTTTTAGCCTCAAGTTGCCTAAACCAGAACCCATAGCATTAGGATCTACCTCTACACGCTTAGCTACATCAAATACTTCTTTAGCACCCTTCTTAATAGCTTTAGCAGCAGCGTCACCTAAACCTGGTACAAGTCCTACAAGAGCAGCTCCGCCCAGCGCACCCGCTAAATAGTAGTTAGGCTCATCTTTCTGTAGTTCATCATAGACATCTTTAGCAGCCATAGCGTCACCAATAATAGGTGTCATACTAGCGACAAAAGTACCAGCATCTTTAAAGGACACCTCTGGTATATCGACTGCAAGCTTCTTGCCCTCTGCAGCCCAACCTAAAGCTTCCTCTGTCTGGTTGTCTAAGTCAGCCATTAACTTTATCCCTCAAGTACTTTAGTTGTCTCAGCGCTTTGATAGCACCCTGATGTCGGTATAGCTCTGCAGTATCAGAGATGTTTTCCATACTTCTATGTGTGGAAGAGATGCACCCATCAAGCTCCTCAATGAACGCATCCCATATCTGTTTATCGTTAACTAGCTTCTTAAGCGACATTACCGCTAAACCCTTGCTCACCCGGTGTTGGTGCTGTTCCTACGCCCATCTGCCCACCGCCACTTCCTGTGGTGTCCTGTACGCCCTGTGGAGCCTGTCCTTCTGGCGCTGGGCTACCTTGGGGCATGGGAACGCCTTCTGGGCCTGTAGGGGCAGGAGGTGGAGCCTGAAAGCCTTTTAAGATCTCAGACTGTATAGCAGCATCCTGCATAGAGTTAGTCACTTTGTCTGGGTCAAGATCCATAGACTTAGCAATCTCACGAATTATGTAGTCCATCTTAGCAAAGGGAGCTAGGACTGGGTTCTGTGCAACCTGCAAGAACTGCATCAAACGCTGTGAGCGTACCTCGTTAGCCATAAGGCTCTCTGTACCAGATGCACGGACCTCTAGATCTCCACGGATAGATGGGTCAAAGTCAAACTGCATGTTGAAGGCAAAGAAGGCCTTACCCATGGGGCGAATAAGGTAATCGTCTACGTTCTTTACTACCGCCCGAATAGAACCGTTAGCAGCAGACATAAGCATAGAAATACCAGAAGCTGTACGCCCAACGCCAGATACTCCGGTTTGTCCATGAGCGAAACTAGGGAATCCAGTACTTTCATCTGCTAGTACCCGTGCCTTATCAAAGAGTTGCATGTTCTCTTGTGCTACGTTGGGGAACTTAGTGCCGAAGATTCCTTGCCCTGGAGCACCCCCCTGACGCCGGAACACCTTGCCCGGATACACTGACATATCTTGACCTGGTACAAGGTTAGTCTCATCTACTTCAATGATAAGATTACCAGATAGTGCAGCGTTGTCAATAGCCATACGCATAAAGCCATTCATCAACGTCTGTGTATCGTCCATGTTCTCAGCAATGCCTACGCCAAAGAAGGAGTAAGGGTTGTGCTCATAAGGTACAGCATAGTAAGGAATACGTGCAGGCTTAAACGGATTCAATACAAAGCGCAGAACCTCACCGTTACAAACCCAGATATTACAGTTCAGTTCATCAAGGTCTTTATACTCCCGTGGTATATTAACACCATGCTCTTCTAGAATGCCTGTATCTACAAAACCCCAGAACTCCAATACTTCCCAACGCTCTGAGTCGGGCTGCGTATCGTCATCTTCCATAGCCATTTCCCAGTGTTTCTGAATGTAATCTGGGCCTTTGGCGATAGCCATATCTAGAGCATCCTTCATAAAGTAAGGACGGCTCTTAAGCGCACGTAATTGAGTGCGTGACATTTTATGTCGTTCAATTATGTATTCTGCTTCATCCATAGAAGCTGCTTCTGGATCTGGGTAGAAGTTCCAGCAGGAAACATGTTGTGTTTCTGGAACAGTCTTAACAATAGGCTCATAATCACCGTCTTCGTTCCAGTTAGGGTATTCTTTATCTACAGCAAATGGACCTTTCATGACACCTGTGCCAAGTAAAGCCATCTCAAATGCCATAGAACGTAAGTGAATAGAAGCACCCGATTCTTCTAACTGATCGTGGATCTTCTTTTCCATTTTCTTAGCTGCAATCATAGCAGGATGAAATGTTACTGTGGTAGGAGTAGTACCGTCACCCTCAACTATCTTCTCACTTACATTAGCTAGTTTTTCCTGTAACGGACCTAACCTACGAGCTAAGTCTGCAAGAGTATCGCCAGGCTGAAGTTTAGTATCAGGACCAATTAAGTAAGGCTTAGGAGCAGGGCTTTGAGTAACAGAGTTTAATGCTTCACCAGCAGCAGCTGCGTTAGGGTCCATGTTTATGTGTACAGATTCAGCTACGCCATCTGGTAGTATAGAGGGATCAACCGACATAGGGAATTTGTTGTTACCAAACAATACATCTGTAATAGATCCGTATGCAGCTAAGGTTTTTGTTTTAGTGACCTTAATAAATACACGAGACTTTTCCGTGTCTGTAAACTGTACGTCAGAACTATAGAGACCACGATAGTTGCGGTATGCACGAAGCCAACGCTGTTCATCTGCATATCGAGAGTCTTCTGAACGTGTATAGCGCTGTTTAACAAAGCCTACTACACTAGATGCCTCTTCAAAGATACTATCTTTAGTATCTTCTGCTGCTGTTACATCATCCGTCTCAAACGAAAGTTCATTATTCTCTGCCATGTTCTATCTTCCTTAATAGCCGAAGCTGGGATCTGCCGCCTGAAAGCCAGAGCGTTGTTTTGCGGGATTATAGTCCCAGATGCTACTGCGTGGACGTGTCATAATACCGTAGCGTAAAGCGTCATACAAGTGATCTTCTGCATGAGTATCTACATCTTCTGGATTCTTCTTGTCCAGTGGAATGCTTGGTATCTGCGCAATGGTATTTGTACAGTTACTCATAAATACAAGACGAGGCTTATCTGTAAACTCATCTACCTGTAAACGCCTGTGTATTTCGTTCTTACCTGCGACACGTGAACCTCTTGACCGATCAGAGGGACGCCAACGACAACCCTTCATGTTCATCTGCTCTGCCAAGCTAGGTCCAGTGTCGCCACGGTTGTGCCATAAAGAACTATCCAGCACCCCGTATCTTATTGTACCATCATGAGCTTCTGCTTCCAATATAAGATCTGCTAGATCAGAAGCTGTTACTTTAGAGACATACATCTCACGGTACACAATTACTTGTTCATCAGGTGCTACAGCAAACCAGAGAACACCAGTGTAACTACCATAACCGTAATCGCAAGCCCTAAACTTTGCCCAAGAGTCAGGGATCTCGAAGTGCTCCACAACGTGTATCTTTCTGTCAAACTCTGGAAAAGCGGCACCTTCATTAATATCCCAGTTACCTTCAAGTAACTGCTTACGCTGATGCTCCGGCAGAGAGAGAAGCATCGCTTCATAGTCGCCAGAGTCAGATAAGTACGGATTATCAAATAGAGAGGCTGGAATAAAGCGGCGCTTAAATAGAGGCTGGCCCTCTTTACTATGACCTTTAGGGTAGGTGATCGTTTCACCAGATTCAAGATGAGTTGCCCAAAAAGACTGGTTCGATCTTGAAGGGTCAATAAACATCTTTTTAACCCAAGCATGTCCACTTCCTCCGGGGTTTGTTGTTGCCCTCATGTAGAGGCCTAATTTATTAGAGTGTGCAGACCTCAAGCGAGATCTCATATAATCCCAAGCGTAAGGTGAAGACCATTGAGTAAGTTCGTCAAATCCAATCCAGTTAAAAGCCTGACCTTGATAACGTGTAACATCTGTGTCCTTATCCAAGTATGACATCCAGAGGCGACCGCCTTGAGGTGATGTCCATTGAGACTTACGCTCTGACCATTTAATACCCGGAATAGCACGGGGATATAGCTCCTGAGACTTTTGTATTAGTTCCCTTAGTTCTTCTGTTGTGTGACGTACAAGTAGGCCACTAAAGTTCGGATCGTTCAAACCATGTAGAGGGTCAGCTAACATAGCGTAGGATTTACCACCACCAGCTGCGCCACCATATAGAACCTCACGTTCTGATGCGCTCAAGAAGTATGACTGTGGCCCTGGGTTTGGCTTGAATACTATCTCTTGTGCTAACTCTACGTCAAAATCAGCTGCCTTAACTGTAGCAGGTACGGTTTTAGGCTCTTCAATCTTCTCTGATACTGTAGCTACCGACTCGGCCTTGCTCAAGTTTTTCGATCTGCGAGAGCGCTTCTTTGAGCCGCTGGGTGAGCTTGCGTTTAATTGCAGCTGATTTCTTACGTTTTTGCTCAACTTTAATTCTCTTATGTAATCCCATGTGTGAGATGTATCGCCCAGTAGTCTTACTTAACCATATCGCTACTTCACGATAAGAATACTGCTTTAAGTGCCGCTTGGCAAGCTCTAATGCTTCTAATTCTTCTGGGATAGGTTCTAACAGCCTGTCATTTTCTGGGTGAACTCTATAACCAAAAGGAACTTGCCGTAAGGAAACACGAGCTATTACATGCCACTCTTTCTCCTCACCCTTAAAAGGTTTTGGTAGCTCCCAAAAACCTAGATCTCTATCGTAGTCATATTTTGACAATGTTACTCGTTAGAACCTTCTTTTGGTGGTAAGTAAAAGATGCCACCTCCATTAGAAGTTACATCTACTTTATCTACCTTACCAAGTCCTGCACGATCAAGCAAGTCCTTAGCAGCAGCCATCTTCTCTTTGATTCCTAATTCAGTAGGATCTGAGAGGGCATCAACTAAAGCCATAACAGCCTTAGGCGCAGAACGAGCAAAGTGTGTACGTGTAGCAGCACCAATCTCATCTTTAAGAGATTCAACAATAAGGCGTGTAGGTGTTTTATCACTGTAGCCAGCTAATTGCTTAGCACGAACAACATCTCCACCTGCCTCATCAAATAAGACTTCTAGGAACTTTTGCTGGTTCTCTGTTAAGTTACGGGCCATAGTGTATTCCTTATAGAGGATTATCGACTAGCTCATCATACGCTTTCCATATATCATCTACTTCTGTCTGTAGAGTATCTAGCGTATCGCCTAGTCCATCTGTAATAGTTGTAGCCTTATCTACTTGGCTACGCAAGTCTAAAAGCACCTTCTGCTGCTCTAAGATTTGTGACATGTTTGTGCTTAGCTGTGCAAGCTTCTGATTCAAACCACGTACATCGTTGTCTGCAATAGCTTGCTCTAGTGTTTGAATACGAGATACAAGCTTAGCCTCTAGCTCCTGAGACTTAGTGAGTAACATAGAGTCTAGCGCTACAATCTCACTACTAAGATTATTATTAACCTCTGTAAGATTGCGCTGGGCTACTGTCTCTACAGACGTAACACGTTTGTCTAAGCTACCAGCTTTAACGTCAAAGGATGCAGACTTATCTACAACTTCTGCAATGCCAGCCTCTACACCGTAGAAACGCTGTAGTGTATCATAAGACCAATACACACCACCTGCAACTGTAGAAAGAACTGGAAGTGCCACAGCAACCATCCAGCCCTTAATGTTGTATCCACCTACGCTAAACTCAAAGTCCATCATTGTGTTGGCATTGCCCCATACTGATTAATGTATTCACCTGCTGCGTAGATCTCTGTAGCACTCTTCATCTCAGGTGTTAAGTAACCCTGGAAGCCTGTACCAAAACCTGAGTCATCCCAAGTGATAACAAACTCATCAATAGACTGTGTATATGTGATAGCTGTGTAGCTACCAACCATGTAGTTACCCTGTGCAGCGTAGTTGTCTACAGTGGCAGTAAGTTCATCATTGTTAGCCGCAGCCATGAAAGCACCAGCTTGTTGAGCAAAAGTCTCTACAGCTGTTACTGCCTCGTTATACTCGTTAACCTCAGCAGCGTCTAAGCTATATGCGTCTGTCTCAAGCATACCCTGTAGCTCAACCTGCTCAGGCTTAGTGTCTGCCTCAGATGCTACGGAAGCTACCTCAACTGCTGTCATAACTACAGCTGTAGCAGCAGTCAGGTTGTCTACTGCAGTGTTCAAGCTATTCATAGCCGCTGCATGTTCCTGCATAAATAACTGCTCAGCTGTACTAGCAATGGCATAGTCATGCTGCAGTACAAGCTCTTTAGCTTCTAGGTATGCACCTAGCTCATCTGTGGTAATAATACCATCATTAAGTGCATCATCGTTAATGACACCGCCGATAGCAGCATAACCTACAGCACCTACAGTTAAGACAGCGCTATCAGTTATACGATCTTGTATATCACTGATAGAAGCGATAAGCATATCAATCTTCTCTTGCCCTGTCAGTGAATACTCAGGGGGTGGTGGTGACTCTGCGTTTGCTACTGCGGAAACGCTCACTAAGGCTGAGCTTAGGAGTATTGTCTTCAACTGTCTCTTCATCTGTGTCTTCCTCTCCTACCCTAAGTAGGGTATCCCAAAACGCTTTGTCTGTCTCATACCCAACGATATAAAGCGCTGGACTCTCTCTGTACTTCTTTATCGCTGCCTTACCCATAAGCAGCTTACCCGTCTTACTGTCATTAATAGGGCAGGGGGTATTCGCTAACATCATACTACGGAACACTACAGGGTCTTGGCACAGTACAGATATAGCTGATACCTGTAACCCTAAGCCACCTACTTGCTGGGGTGCTCCTAAGAGCCTAGCGTTCTTACGTCTGTTACAAGCTTCATCCTGCTCCATCTTACCAGAGGATAAACCTAAGACGCTTATCTGTATCCCTGTAGAGCTAGGTAGTAAACAGCTATCGTTACCGCCGCCACCCATCATTGTAGGAGCTATCGCTGACATAACAGGGGCAGCTGAACCAGCACCCGTAGCGTTGTAGTTATTAGTTACTGACTCCTCAGAGTTGTTACTGTCTACAGTGCTATTCTCGTTACTCGTAGAGAAGTCACCTGTAACATCACCAGCCTGTGCAGTCATCCCCAATAACATCACGGAGATCAGGGTCACTGCACATAAGCTGTAGAGCGGCGTCTTTCTGACCGATATATGTAAGAGTTTGTGCATCTAAGTTCCGTTGGCATTTGGCATCATTAGCCGGGCAAGAGGAAGGTAAGACCACAGATGAATTACTACATGCAGTAGTTATACTCATACAAACCAGAAATGCAAGATTATTTAAAGTTCCCTGCCACGACATTGCGGATTTCACCACGTGCGATACCGATGTCATGCAGTTCTTTGTCTGACATATTAGTGAGAATCCAGTAGTCTGCACGTGCTTGTTGTGCCTTTTGTAAGCTTGCCAAGAAGTCTGTGAAGGTCTTAATAATAAGTGTGAACATTGTATTTTCCTATGTTATGCCCAGCGCTATTGCTAGACTTGCATAGTTATACATATGTTAGAACTATTTACCTCTGCTAAGTTTGCATACCCGTTATTCGTTATACGCCAGAGAAGGTCTCTGTTACAGTTAGGATAGTGTCTACGTGTGTTGCTGTATCAGGTGTTACTTGTACCTTATCACCAGCAGCAAGTACTAACTCAATATCAGAAAAGGTTATGTATTCACCTGCACCTAAGTTTTTACCCTCTAAGAAGTGTGATGTATAGTTATCAGCTGCTACGTACCACTCAATAGTAATATTTGTATTACCTGAGAAGTTATGGATGTGAAGATAGCTTACCTCAGCCACACAGTTAGGAGGACACGTATATACATCCTCTGTAGTAGTCGTAGTGTTGTGACCCCATACAGAACGCCTACGAGCAGGTCTACCTTGGTGAGATAATGTGATTGCCATTACTCGTCAACCCACGCTTCATTCTCTGGGGTGTTAGGGTCATCAGCAATAAGTTGACCTTTAGCGTTACGAGCACGTTTCTTACCTGGAGGAGGTGTAGCTTTCTTAGCTTTCTTCTTAGGCTTAGTAGCTGCAATGTCTGCTTCCTGACAAATAGCATTGACGTTAGGGTCTTTGCTCTGCACGTTGCCATAGTTGTCTTCACCAGCAGATTGATTACCCATGGAGTCCCATACGTAGCCATGCTCATCTACACGGTAGCCCTTAGCTTCCAGTGCTTCTTTATATTTAAGATAATACTTCATGACGTACTCTTTTTCATTGGACGCTCTGCAGGGTTAGATGCACCACAGTAGCCACCCTTGTAATAACCCATCTTCTTTTTAGCCATGCCACCGTATGCCATCTTTGCTTTCTTGGCTGGCATTTTCATACCACCACAGTTGCACTCGCCACCTTTACCACAGTTACACTTCATGTCCGTTTTCTCCCTGATGCTGTTGTAGACCACTTAACTTTCTTTGGGCCTGTCTTCTTTGCTGCTTCTTTCTTGCTAATCTTAGAAGCTACTGCCTTTGGCCTACAGGCTGGGTAGTCCCTACCGTCACCTGCTTGTCTTCCACAAGGCTTACCTGTCTTAACGTCCGTCCACTCTTCACCAAACCACTTACCTAAGCCACCAGCAGAGTAACCCCTAGCTTTCGGCAGTACGTGTTGACTACGAGACTTTGTTCTTCGTTGTGCCACTGTACTTACCTCCACGTGCTTTGTATGTCTTAGTGAGCCAAGCAGACGCATAAGCGCTGGGCCATACGTCAAACTTCTTCTTAGCTTCAGCCTTTACTTTAGCATACAGCTTCTTGTTTGTAGGGGTAGGAGACTTAGCCATTACCACTTCACCTTATCTGCCCAGTAAGCTGCTGAGAGCTTACCCTTCTTGATGTTCTTAGCGTGTCTAGCCTTGAAGCTGGCACGTTTCTTCTTCATGCGATCAGATTCACCCTCTTTAGGCTTGCCTGCTGTGGATGCTCCCTGTTCACCAAAGCGGATGAGCTTAATGGTGTCACCTTCCTTGGCGAGTACTGCGTGGGATTTAGTTGGGTGCTTAGGGGTGCGCTTGGGTTTGTTGTAACCTTCAAACTTCTCTCCACGATACTCAATAGCCATTACGCTTTACCTGCTTTACTGTTACGAGGGAAGCTACGGTTGGCTCTCTTGGTTGTTACACGAAGGTTAGACGTTTTGTTATTCCTAGGATTGCCATCCTTGTGGTCAACATCCTTACCGTCACCCTTACGTACTTTACCTTGTTTCTCTAACTTACGCCTAGCAGCCTTACGTGCAGCATTCTTCTTTAACTCAGAAGGAGTACTCTGTAGCTGACGCTCACGTTTGTAATCTCTAGCCATAGCTTCGCTCTCTGTCAGGGTCTAATACGTCAGCACGGTCTAACATGCCCTCAAGGTACATGATGCGCTCTACGTAATCTAAGGTTAAATCTTTATCAGGGAATACTTCACGGAGATGTGCTCTTACGTAGAATACGTCACTACGAGGAATGTGTACACGCTGAAAGGCTTTTACATCATTTGACGCTAAAGCAGAGTAAAACTCTTCTAATACGGAATCTGATGCGTATAGTTTTATACGATTAG